GTGGCAGATGCGGCTTATGATAGTCAGCACATTTATGAATTTGCACGAACACGTGACATCTTTGCCACAAATCCAATCAACCCTCGGAATGGTGAAAAAATTAAGAATACACATCGTCGTGTATTGTCTCATTTTATACAAACCATCTTCGGAAAACAGTTGATGAGGGAACGTGGGAAAATTGAACAACAGTTTAGTATATTAAAAGATAAAGGGCTGGAGCAGCCTCGTTGGTATGGTCAAAATCGCTATCTACTACATGTTCAGCTAGTTTTTCTGATTCATAATATTGCATCTTTATTTTAGTTTTGCAACACCCTCTAGGTCATTTGATAGGACAAAATTGTTCTGTTTTTGCTCCTATACTCTGCTACAGTATTCTATATAATCTTGTGCTTGCTGAGGAAAAGAACATAGATTTGTATAGTAAAAATCAAGGAGAGTTGATTCTATGCGTTTAGTGGCGTCAGATAGTAAAGTTAAACAAGCAACTGCACGACAGATCGTAGTAATGAAAAGGGGTAAAACACTAATAAAAAAAAGTATTATTGCATCTTTTAGTCTTATGATGACGTTAACTTGTATGGGTTCCTATAGTTATGCCGAAGAAAAAAACACACCAGAGTATACTGGAAAGGGAGTAAAAGTAGCAATTATAGATACTGGAATAGATAGTAAGCATCCAGACTTACAGAAGAATTATATAGGAGGATATGATTTCGTTGATAACGTTAAGAATCCAGAAGATGATGGCGGCCATGGGACTGCCGTAGCTGGAATTATAGCTGCGAATGGAAAAATGAAAGGAGTCGCTCCAGATGCTTCTCTTTTAGTTTATCGCGCATACGGTACTGAAAAAATCACAAAAGCAATTGATCGAGCGGTCATTGATGGAGCCAATATTATTAACATATCAATGGGAGTAACTTATAACGGATCGGATACACCTCTCAATCAAGCAATTCAAAGAGCCATTGCTAAAAATGTTACGGTCGTAACAGCTGCTGGAAATGAGGGCCCTAATCCATGGACAATCGCCAGTTTAGCGAGTACCCCGGAAGCGATTACGGTAGGAAATTTAAAGAAAAGAGGGATTTCTCAAACTTTGCTGCAAGTATCTGGTGAACAACAAGAAATTCAGTTCAATTTTCCGGGTTTACAAGAACCAAACCCACCAAAGCCAGGTAAATATCAGGTTGTACATATACCAACGCTGACCTTAGATAGTATTCAAAAACAAAGAGATTTAAAAAATAAAATTTTGCTTATTGAGGACGGAGATAATATCGAAGAATACTTCCAAGAACTAAAAAAAAGAGGTGTAGTAGCCCTATTAGTAGATATTAGGAATGATAACCAAGTGCAAAAAGACAGTACATTTCACAATAAAGAGACCGATCAAATGAATAAACTATCTATACCAATAGGAATTATCTGGGACAAAAAGGAAAAACAGATCCTAGAGAAAGCGGCTAAAGAACAGAAACTGATTACCATTTTTCAAGATAGTAAGGAACGAATAGTGAATCATAGTTCTAATGGTCCTGCGTTAGGATCATGGCAGATTAAGCCAGATATTGTTGCTCCTGGTGAAGGAACGGAAACTACAAGCCCGCTCGATCTTTCAGGTCCACCGCTTACGCCTAAAAAGGGGTATGAGATTTTCGGTGGAACCAGTGCCGCAGCCCCGCATGTAGCAGGTGCCGCAGCATTGCTGAAACAAGCACATCCAGAATGGTCCCCTGTTGAAATACGCGCTGCTCTAACTAGTACAGCTCAACTTATCCATGATCATACAGATCAGATGGTAACGCCATTAGCACAGGGATCGGGACAAATAGATATCAACAAAGCATTGCAGGCAAATATACTTCCATTAACAAACAACCTTAGCTTTGGTTTTTTAAAGTCCCATGATGGGGTTCAAACCATTACGAGGTACTTAAAAATCAAGAATGTATCTAATCGGAGCCAGACTTTCACTATGAAAAATCAGTTGTTGGAGGGAAATGCAGAAATTCAAATGCCCTCTTCTATTACCATCCCTGCTCATGACACAGTAGAAATTCCTGTTACATTAAAGGTGGACACTTCTCTTTCTATAAGTAAACACATTGGAATGATTTCATTAACGAAAAATAAGGATCAAATCAATATCCCTTATATTGCATTGGTAGAACCAAAAGACTATCCTTTTGTATCCATAGATGTGAGCAATCACGGTTCTTCTCATATATTCGAATACTATACGCCGTTCCCTGCGGAACAGCTAACTATTTCTATTACTGGTCATACTGCTGATAACAAACCGATTTCTTCCATTTTAATGAAAAAAAATAATCCATCTCAAGGCTATCAGCAGTTTCAATGGAACGGGATGGATAAGGAAGGAAAAAAGGTTCCAAAAGGAACTTATACAGTAACGATTGTTGCTAAATATAATAATCAGTCCTATGAACAATCAATTCCACCATTTAAATTCAAAATCAATTGAACATTCTAGTCAAAAGAGGTTTTGTTGCAAATTTCAAGTATGTTTAAATCTATAAAAAAGATATCGTTCTATTATATGAACGAGTTTAATAATCAATATTTGTAAAAGAACCCTTTTCTTAAGAAGAGGGTTCTTTGCGTTCGTAAAGGTAGACGTTTAGGGCTAGTAAGAAATGAATAGAAAATGCGTTTCTAAATGTTTATTTTAACAATTAAGAACGTTCCTTAAAAAACGATACCTTTAGGGTTGGAATAAGGCTCTTTTAGCATCCATTCGGGTGCTTTTCTTTTTTATGTAGAAATTTGAATGGGAGGGAGAGAACAACTGTATGATTTACATAAATATCACTGGGGGTGACGTCTGTATGGACTAAACAATATGTTCTCTACCCATGATTAGTATACAGTTTGATTTGGTTTTTTAGACCAAGAATAGATGTGAATTGGTAAAAGTACATATGGATGCTTTTTATTTTGGAGGGATGAAGATTGAAAATATTAACGGATAAGCAATTAGAATCTCTTTTGTGGAACGCTGAGCAAAAAGGCTACGATAATGGTTGTGCTAAAGGTTTTAAGTTCGGTTATGAAGAAGGTCGTAATTCAGGTGTGATGCACAAACAATCTAACAACAATGAAGAACCTTTATTACAAGTTTTACAGTCAGACATTGATGCTGTTCCTGTTGTGCTTTATAAAGGTGAAGAGATTAAAGGGAAAGTAAGGATTAGCTTTGATTGGAAGACAGATGGATATTACCATAAGTCAGGTCCTTATATTCATATTGAACATGTAGAGGATAGCAATAAGTGTGTAAACACAAAGACAATACAACACAACCATCCTATTGTGGAGGAAAGAGTAGAGTACATGTATCTAAAGTAAGGAGTGATAACCATTGACTAACTTCTACAAAACAAAACGATGGAAGAACAAACGAACAACAGTATTAAAGCGTGACTCATATCAATGCCAAGAGTGTAAACGATACGGTAAGAACAAAGAAGCAACAACAGTACATCATATCCATCCATTAAGGAATAGACCGGAGCTAAGACTCACAACAAGTAATCTGGTTAGCCTGTGTGGAAGATGTCACGATAAGATGCATGATCGTATCAGTGATGAGTTAACGGAGTTAGGTAAGCAATGGATAGAACGTGTGGAGAGGATGAGCTAATGAATACATTCTTACACAATACAATCGGTGTGAATGAAGCTGCATCTATTCTTAATGTATCACCTGGTTATGTTAAGAACCTGTGTGCTTCAGGAAAGATTGTAGCAAAGAAGATTGGTAAGACATGGGTGATTGATAGATCAAGATTAAGGGGAGTGAGATGAGGATGGACGAGAAAGAAATATATATAAATGATATGAACGCATGGATTAAAGAACAAGAAGCAAGAAGGGAACAAATTGTAGCTACAATTAAAACCAGTTCTGAAATTGTAGAACAAAACAAGATACAATTACAGTGGCTGGATAAAAGACTTGAACCTGCTATAGCAGAGTTTGAAGAGTGGAAGAAAGAAAACAATCCCCCCCACTTATAAAATGATTTTAAAAGCCTTATGGGGACCGAGAGGGGGAGCTTTTTCCCCCCACGGCTGCTTTTCTGTAAAAACTTTTTTGAAAGGAGTGAAGATATGGCCAAACCCATTTCAACTAAAGAAGGATTCAAGAAAAAGACGGTAGAAGACATGAAAATTTTAAATGTTTATAAGCCTGAATACGAGCCGTTAATCGACATTTATTCGGGTTTATTATACGAATATTACTTAGCAGATAAAAAGCATCAGAACAATAATTATCAATTAGAAAGTGATACGGCTGCTGGAGGAACAAAAAAGTCTGCCATTACTGCCGCCAAAGAAAATTTGCGTAAGGATATTCTTTCTTATTCTGACCGTTTGTGTTTGAATCCTAAAAGTAATTCTGTTGAGCCACCTAAACAGGGAGAGAAGCCAGCTAATGTCTTCGCTCAATTTATGGAAGTTAATAAACGGTAATGAATTTATCTCACATTGATTCTCCGCATTTTAAGGTGGCAGTAGATTATGCAGAATCAATTGTTAGCGGTAAAAAAGTAGCTTGTGAAGAAAATAGATTGGCAGCTCAAAGGTTTTTAGATGATTTGAAACGAGAGGATTACGAATTCAAACAAGGACAATTTGATTTTGTTATTAATTTGATTGAGGGAACAGTTGCACATCAACAAGGTGAGGATTTAAAGGGGAACCCATTAAAAGGAACGCCATTAATACTTCAACCATGGCAAATATTTGTCATCGTGAATCTTTTGGGCTTTTTTCATCCGGGAACTATATTAAGAAGGTTTCATGAATCTTTATTGATGATATCTCGTAAAAATGGGAAAACGGCTTTTGCGAGCGCGTTAGGTTGGGCTTTATCTGTTCTCGAAGCGAGAAGTGGTAGCAAGCTCTATATATTGGCTAACTCGTTAAAACAAACTATGGAATCATTTGGATTTTTACTATACAACATTCAAAGATACAATGATTCAACATTTCGGATAAGGGATAATAACCAAGAGCATTCAATTTCTGCTAACTTCGGTGGAAATGAAGGCTCTATTTTTATTCAAGCGTTAGCAAATGATCCTAAACGATTGGACTCGTTAAATAGTAACCTACTTATCTTGGATGAAGTTCATACTTGGCAGTCTTCAAAACAATATATCTTGATGAAAAATTCGCAGAAGGCGTATAGAAATAAGTTATTAATTGCTATTTCTACAGCTGGAGATATTCCAAATGGTTTTCTTGCGAATCGTCTTGAATACTGTAAAAAGGTATTGAATGGAACAGTATCTGATGAAGAGTATTTCATTTTTATTTGTAAAGCAGATCAAGATGAAAAAGGAAATGTAGTTGATTATACAAATCCAGATACCTTGGAGATGGCGAACCCTTCATGTGGGGTTTCTGTTTCTTTGGAAGATTTAAAAAGAGATGCAGAATTAGCGATGAATGATCCACAAACAAGGGGAGAATTTTTAAATAAAACATTAAATATTTTCACTTCGTCGCTCAAAGCGTACTTTGATATCAATGAGTTTAAATACTCGGATAAACAATACAGTTGGACATTAGAAGAATTAGCAAAATTACCTATCGATTGGTATGGAGGAGCTGATTTATCTAAATTGCATGATTTGACCGCATCAGCTTTGTATGGCCGATATAACTACAAAGGTAAGGAAATTGATATTGTCATCTCTCATGCATTTTTCCCAATTGTCGCAGCACATGCCAAAGCTGAAGAAGATGGAATACCTTTATTCGGTTGGCAGGATGACGGTGTATTAACTATGAGTAATACCGCAACTGTGCATTATGATGACATAATAAATTGGTTTAAATTAATAAAAGCTAAAGGCTTTAAAATTAAGAAAGTTGGGTTTGATAAAAAATTCGGTCGAGAATTTTTCCTTGGTATGAAAGGTGCAGGATTTAAGATTGTGGATCAACCTCAATATTTCTATAAAAAATCAGAAGGCTTCCGTCGCATTGAAATGAAAGCGAAAAACGGATGTCTTTATTATGTCCACAATCAAGCATTTGAATATTGTGTGCAGAATGTACGTGCCATCGAAAAAACAGATGACATGATACAGTATGAAAAAGTTGATGGTGATGGTGGTACACAACGTATAGATTTATTTGATGCAGGTGTATTCGGGGCGGTACAAATGCTTGAAGATATGACCAAGTCAATGGACGCTTCCAAGTGGCTTAAGAATAAATGATGAAAGGAGGTGCAATCTTTGGCATTTTGGAGGAAGAAAAAAACACGCTCATCCGTTACGATTCCATTTGCGCTTGGTGATGTTGAAACTGTGGGTTATACAAGGCTTTCTGATAATCCCGATGTATTAATTGCGGTAGATAAAATTGCTGATTTGGTTTCAAATATGACCATTCATCTCATGGAAAATACAGATGAAGGTGATAAACGATTACGAAATCAGCTGTCACGAAAGATAGACATTGAACCACACCGTAATATGACTCGTAAAAGTTGGGTTTATAAGATTGTTAGTGACTTATTACTTCATGGTGATGGTAATTCTATCGTCCACATTGGTATTGATCCACAAACAACTTATATTGATGATTTAACACCATTTCAAATGCAAGTTGTGAGCTATGAAGATGTGGAGGGCAACTACCTCATCAACTTCAACGGCACAACATACACGCCAGACGAGGTAATTCATTTTGTGATTAATCCTCATCCGAATTATCCGTATCGCGGTACAGGATATAGGGTGGCACTAAAGGAAATCGTGAAAAACTTAAATCAGGCTACAAAAACAAAGAATAACTTTATGAGTGGTAAATATATGCCATCACTTATCATTTCTGTGGATGCCATGACAGAAGAATTGTCCAGTAAAGAAGGACGAGATAACATCATGGCTAAGTATTTCGCAGAAACAGAAGGTGGTAAGCCTTGGATTATTCCGGCTGATTTAATCAAAGTTGAACAAGTTAAACCTTTATCACTAAAGGATATCGCCATTAATGAGGGTGTTGAATTAGATAAGAAAACTGTTGCTGGACTCTTTGGGATTCCGGCTTTTTTCTTAGGTGTTGGTGATTTTAACAAAGAAGAATATAACAACTTCATTAATACTCGTATTTTTTCGATAGGACAAGTCATAGCTCAAACATTAACGCGTGACTTACTACTTAGTCCGAATTGGTTTTTCCGTTTAAATCCACGAAGCTTATATTCATACAATTTAAGCGAAATGGTGGCAGCTGGAACGCAAATGGTTGACCGAAATGCAATGCGAAGAAATGAATTACGTGATTGGGTTGGATTAGATCCTGATGCTGAGATGCAAGAGCTTATCATCTTAGAAAACTATATTCCGGCTAATAAAATTGGCAGCCAAAACAAGTTGAAAGGGGGTGAGAACGCTGAATAAACGCACATCTTATTTAGAAAGTCAATTTAGAACGGGTGAGCAAGAAGAAAAGCTATACCTTGAAGGTTATTTCATTCGTTATAATGCCGAAACAGAATTATTTCCAGGAGTATACGAAGAAGTAGATAAACGAGCAGTAGCTAACAGTATTGCCAATAATGATATCCGTTGTCTTTTTAATCATGATACGGGTGTAGTTTTAGGACGAGCTGGAAATAAAACATTAGAATTACGTTCTGATGAAATAGGACTTTACGGAAAAGTAGAAATCAATCGTAACGATCCTGAAGCCATGGCTATTTATGCTCGTATCGAACGAGGTGATATTAACGCATGTAGTTTTGGATTCTTCCCAATAAAAGAAGATGTGGAAACTAGAGATGATGGAACAACAAAATTTATATTGCGAGAAATTGACCTTTTTGAAATTTCAGCAGTAACTTTTCCTGCATACCCGCAAACCGATATTGCAGCACGAGAGAAAGATATTGAATCAATGAAGAAACAAAAGTTAGAACAACGAAAAAACAATTAAAGGAGCGATTAACCAATGCCTAATCCAGTACTAATTGGTGCTAAGTTAAACATGAAGCGCAATTCCCTAGCAACTGTGGAGGGAAAACTAACCGGACTACTTGCAAAACGTAGTGAGTTAGAAGCTTCTATTGATGCAATTGAAAGTGAAGAAGATTTAACAGCAATTGAAGCAAGCGTAAAAGAAAATGATGAAGAAATTGCTTCTTCTGAGGAAGAAAAACAAAGTTAACCGAAGAAATTGAAGAACTCGAAAAAGAGTTAGAATCATCTAATCGTAAATCACCAGAAAAAGGAGCGAAACGTAATATGCCAAAACAAACCGAAACACGCGAAGCAATTAATGCTTATGTGCGTAGTAAAGACCAAACGCGTTCTGGATTCACATCTGTAGAAGGCGGAGCATTAATTCCAGAAGAGTTATTAGCACCAAAGAAAGAACTGGTTGATACAGTAGATTTAACACAATACATTCGTACAGTTCCAGTTAATCGTGGTTCTGGTAAATATCCAATTATCAAAAAATCAAACGGTAAAATGATTTCTGTTGCTGAATTAGCAAAAAATCCCGAGCTTGCAAAACCAACATTTGAAGAAGTAACATACGATATCGCAACATACCGCGGTTACATTCCTGTTTCTCAAGAAGTGATTGATGATGCAGACTATGATATTACTGGTTTAATTGCAGAAGATATTAAAGACCAAGATTTAAATACAAAGAATGCTAAAATCGCAGCTATTTTCAAATCAGCAACGGCTAAACCTGTTACTGGATTAGATGGAATTGTTACGTTATTCAATACTGGATTCAAAAATGTGTACAATGTAAAAGCTTATGTATCTCGTTCATTATTTAACCAATTAGATTTATTGAAAGACAAAAACGGTCGTTATTTATTACAAGATGATATTACTGTTGCATCAGGAAAACGCGTTAAAGGTAAGGAAGTAGTTGTTTTAGATGATGATATCATCGGAACAAAAGCTGGTGATCTAGTTGGTTTCGTAGGAGATGCTAAAGAGTTCTGTACTTTATTCAACCGCAAACAAGCATCTGTTAAATGGATTGATAATGACATTTACGGTCAATTATTAGCTGGTTTTGTACGCTTTGATGTTAAAAAGGTCGATGCACAAGCCGGCTACTACATCACATACACAGCAGCACCAGCCGGAGCATAAAAAGGAGTGATTCTGAATGGCTAAATATGTGGTCTTAGAAGATTTTGCAGACTTACAAGAAGGAAACCATGTTTATCGCCAGGGAGATCATTATCCCCGCAAGGGACGAGCTAAGAAAGAACGAGCTGAAGAACTTTCAGGTAGTGAAAACCTTAGAGGTGAGCCTTTAATCAAGGAACTAAAAGGCGATGAATGAGCAAGTGAAAGCTAATCTATTAGATTTATTAAAACTTGATTTAGGCATCACTCACAACTTGAGAGATGCTTATTTTAATAATTTACTAGTTAGTTCGCAAAATGAGATTGAGAGAACAGGAATTGTATTAGATTTTGAAAGTGTGGATGACCAAATGCTCACAGTTGATTATGCAGCATGGTCATATCGTAACCGACAAGAAGATACTCCTTTATCTCGAAATTTAAAGTTTAGGATTAACAATAGGGTTATCAAGAAGGCAGGGATTACAAATGCCATCACTTAAATCAAGTGTAGGAAATTCAAAGCGCATATCACTAGATGATGTGTGCTTTTTGATTTCCATTGAAACCGAAGTTGATGAACTAGGACAAGTACTTGGTACAAACGAAGTACCAAGACAAATATTTTGCTCTAAATTAAGTATTAATCGTCAGGAATTCTTAGCAGGAGGGCAACTTGGTTTGAAACCACAGCTCTTATTTGTTGTAGATTCTGATGAGTACGATGCTGAACCATCGTTAATGTATGAAAATCAAAAATATATAGTCTATCGAACTTTTCCACGCTCTGATGGATACAGCGAAATTTATTGCGAGGTGAAGGCTGGTGGCTAGTATTAATGATTTATCTAGTGAAATTACTAGAGAATTACAAAGATACTCTCATCTAGTAGAAGAGGACCTGGAGGTTGCTAAAGAAGAAGTTACTAAGCATCTTGTGGACGAATTACAGCAAAAAAGTCCAAAGAATACAGGTAAGTATCGTAAAGGATGGCGCAAGAAGAAAGTTGGTAATGCAATTGTTGTTCATAATGCATTGAAGCCACAACTTACACACTTGCTAGAAAAAGGACACGCCAAAGCCAACGGTGGACGCGTACCGGCTCAAGTTCATATCGCTCCAGCTGAAGAAAAAGCGATAAATGAATTTGTAGAGCGAGTTGAAAGGGCGATTCAACAATGAATTTAATTGAATTAAAAAAGATTCTTGATGCTACAGGTTATCCTGTGGCCTATTCGCATTTCACAAAAACGCAGGGTAACAAGTTACCTTTGCCTCCTTATATTTGCTATCTTGTGGATGGATCTCCTAATATGCCAGCTGACAATAGGGTTTATCACCAAATAAGTGATGTAAGTATTGAGCTTTATACAATAAAAAAAGACTTGGCTGCAGAAGCCAAATTAGAAAAAGCCTTAGATGATCATGAGATACCTTATGAATCATTTGAGGCTTTTATTGAATCTGAAAAAATGTATCAAAAAACATATGAAGTGAGGTTGTTATAGATGGAGAACAAAGTGCAATTTGGTTTAAAAAATGTTCATTATGCAACATTTGATGAAAAAGACGGTGCGGTTACATTTGAAACGCCAACTCCTCTTCCTGGTGGCGTTGAACTGACATTTGAACCACGTGGAGATTTAATTGAATTCTATGCGGATGACATGCTTTATTACGCTGCAAGTAATAACCAAGGTTATGACGGAACGTTAAGTATTGCTAGTATTCCAGAGAAATTCGCTATCGATGCATTAGGTGAGCAACTAGATGAAGTTGATGGTGTATTAAATGAGTTAGCGGATGCAAAAGGGAAATCATTCGCATTGCTATTTGAATTTGATGGTGATAAAAAAGCAACTCGTCATGTTATGTATAATTGTTCAGCAAGTCGTCCAACACTTGCATCTAAAACGAAAACAAACTCCGCTGAACCTAATACAAACGAATTAAAATTCGTTGCTAGTCCTATCAATCTTAATGGGAAACGTGTAGTTAAAACAAAAACAACTTCTAATACTACTCAAGCTATTTATGATGGTTGGAACACAGAAGTTTATAAAAAGAAATAATAAAAGGGGCATAAATAGATGGAAAAGACAATTACAATTGATGGTCAACGAGTCAGATTAAAAGCTACTGCGGCAACGGTTAAACGTTATAAAGCGCAATTTAGACGCAATTTATTTGCAGATTTGATGGGGTTAGGGGCGATTAACGCTTTAACTTCATCAGATGGATCAGAACAACCTATTGATATGTCAAAAGTTGATATAAGTAAGGTAGATTTTGAACTTATTTATGATTTGACTTGGTTATATGCTAAAACAGCTGATTCAAGTATTCCTGATCCTATGACGTGGCTGGATGGATTTGAAGAATTCCCGATTGAAGAAATTATGCCAGAAGTCATGGAATTAGTTCAAGTTACTATGGGAGCAAAAAAAAAATAAAGAAAAATAATGAAGAGCAAGGGGCTTTCGGTAATGAAGAGTTAACAACCGATACGTTCCTTGCTCTTTGTTATAAAGCAAAGTTAACACATGGCGATTTAGAAGAAATGACCGTTGGTGATTGCTTTGATTATATTGCTGAATTTGCTGAAATGGAAAATCCAGATAAAGAAAAAGTAAGAAAAGCGAATCAAAAAGATTACGATTCTTTCTAAGAAATGAGGTGAGAATATGGCAGGAAGAATTAAAGGGATTACGGTTGAGATTTCGGGGAATACAGTTGGATTACAAAACGCCTTAAAAGACGTTAATAAACGCAGCAATGATTTAGCAAAAGAGTTAAAAGATGTAGAACGTCTTTTGAAATTTGATCCGGGCAATGTAGAAGCATTAGCTCAGAAGCAAAAATTACTTACTCAACAAATTGAAAATACAACTGAAAAACTAGATAAGTTAAAGGCAGCTGAACAACAAGTACAAGCGCAATTTCAAAACGGAAAAATTTCTGAAGAACAATACCGTGCATTCAGGCGTGAAATTGAATTTACAGAAGGGTCACTTAATGGTCTGAAAAATAAGCTTGGAAGCATGAAAGCTGAACAGGAAAATGTAGCTAGTTCCACAAGACAACTAGAAACATTGTTTAGAGCGACAGGAAAAAGTGTTGATGATTTTGCAGGCGCGTTAGGAAATCGTCTTGTGAATGCAATTAAAAGCGGTACAGCTACAAGTAGACAGTTAGAACAAGCGATTGGAATTATCGGCCGTGAAGCATTAGGAACTGAAGCGGATATTGAAAAGTTGCAAAGGGCACTTCGTTCTGTGGATGCTGGTAACTCAATACAACAAGTACGAAATGAATTAAGAGACTTACAGCAAGAAGCTGACAGAACAGAGAAGAAGTTTGAAGGTCTAAAAATAGGACTAGAAAATGTCATAGGTGGAATAGCGGCTGGTGGCGGTATATCAACTGCGATTGAAAAAGCATTAGATATGTCAAAGTTACAAACAAAAATTGATATATCATTTAATGTTCCTGAATCCTCGAAAAAATCAGTAGAGGAAGCGGTAAGAGGTGTAACCGCTTATGGAGTGGATGTTGAAGAATCACTTGCTGGTGTACGTAGGCAATGGGCTTTAAATAAAGATGTAAGTGATGAAGCAAACGCAGCAATTGCCAAAGGTGCAGCCGCAATTGCTCAGTCATATGAAGGTATAGATTTTACCGAATTAATTCAAGAAGTGAATGAAATAGGGAACGAATTAGGGATATCGCAAGAAGGCGCTCTTGGTATGGTTGATGCGTTGCTAAAAATGGGATTTCCTCCAGAACAATTAGATATTATTGCTGAATATGGGCAACAGCTCACGCGAGCAGGTTACAAAGCTGAAGAAGTCCAAGCGATTATGGAAGCTGGGGTTGAAACTGGTACTTGGAATATTGATAATCTCTTAGATGGATTAAAAGAAGGTCGGATTAGAGTTGCTGAGTTTGCAAATGAAGTCCCTAAGGCTCTCCAAGATTTACTTAAAGGAACAAATATTTCAACTGAACAAATGCAAAAGTGGGGTAAAGCTGTTGCTGAAGGTGGTAGAGGCGGATCTCAAGCCATGACAGAAATTGCAAAGGCTCTAGATGGTGTTGAAGATTCAACAAAGAAAAATCTAATTGGCGCTCAAATTTTCGGGACGATGTACGAAGATCAAGGACAGAATATCACCAATACATTAATTGGCGCCTCAGAAAAGGTTGTAGATTTTGATAAGAACCAAAAAAACTTAAATGAATCTATAAAAAAAATGGATGCAAATCCAGCAATTAAGTTCCAAAAAGCAATGCAAGATTTACAAGTAGCACTTAAGCCAGTTCTTAGTGTAATAGCTGATGTTGTTGCTAAAATTGCTGATTGGATTTCAAATAATCCAAAACTAGCAGCTACACTAGCAGCCATTGCAGTAGCTATTGGAGTAATTGCAGGGGCGTTTATGGCTTTAGCACCGGTAGTTGTCGTCATATCTAGTATAGGATGGGCCATGATGGGATGGATAGCAGGAATTGCCGCAATTATAGCAGCAGTTGTTGCTCTAGGTGTTGCCATTTATAAAAACTGGGATTCTATAAAACAGTGGACGATGGATACTTTTAATTTTATAGGTGATTATTTATCAAATTTGTGGAGTGGAATAGTCGAGACATCATCAGCTTGGCTATCTTCTCTTGTAGAATCAGTGTCTAGTTGGTGGTCTTCTCTAGTAGAATCTACGACAATGTGGCTATCATCACTTGTTGAATCGGCATCGACTTGGTGGTCTGCACTTGTCGAAACAGCATCAACTTATTGGTCTTCTTTAGTAGAGACGGCATCTTCATGGCTATCTTCTTTAGTAGACACAGCAACAGGGTGGTTTTCTTCTTTAGTTGATACAGCTGTAAGTTGGCTCTCTTCCTTAGTAGAAACAGCATCGATTTGGTGGTCATCCTTGGTTGAAACAGCATCTCAATTCTTTATGCAATTGTTCCAAAAATGGCAAGAAATTTGGAATTCTATACTTACATTCTTAGATCCAATTATTTCATTAATTTCAACGGTCCTACAAGCTGGATGGTTATTAATACAAGCAGGTGCACAAATTGCTTGGGCGGTTATATCTCAATATATTATTCAACCGATTCAAGAAGCTTATGATTGGGTAAGTCAACAGATTGGCGAATTGGTTTCATGGCTTGGCACACAATGGGAAATTGCGAAGGTGGCCGCGCAAATTGGATGGGGTTTATTGAAACAATATATTATTCAACCTGTTCAAGATACGTGGAATTTAGTCAAAGAAAAATTTGGTGATTTGGTTAACTGGTTGAGCCAACAATGGGAGTTAGTAAAGTTAGCAACACAAATTGCTTGGTCTTTATGCAAGCAGTATATTATCCAACCAGTCCAGGAAACTTGGACTTTGGTGAAGCAAAAATTTAGTGATTTGGTTTCTTGGCTAAGTTCACAGTGGGAATTAGCAAAATCTTATACACTAGCAGGTTGGAATTTAATAAAACAGTATGTTATTCAACCGGTTCAGGAATTGTGGAATACAACGAAACAAAAACTAGCAGATTTAGCTAACTGGATATTAGGAAATTGGGAAATTATAAAATCTTATACACTCGCGGCGTGGAATTTAGTGAAGCAATACGTAATTAATCCTGTAACTGAAACGTATAATCAAGCCAAACAAAAATTCACTGATTTATATAATTCAGCGCGCGAGAAATTTGATTCCGTGAAGAATGCAGCACAAGAAAAATTTGAAGCGGCAAAAAGATTTATTATGGATCCAATAAGAGATGCAGTTGATGGGGTAAAGGGATTCATTGATAAAATCAAAGGATTCTTTGATAATTTGAAGTTGAAAATTCCTAAACCTGAAATGCCTAAAATGCCGCACTTTAGTTTAGAAACTAGTACAAAAAATATACTGGGTAAAGACGTTACTTATCCATCAGGAATTAATATTGATTGGCGCGCTAAAGGTGGTATCTTCACTAAACCAACTATCTTTGGAATGAATGGTGGAAACTTACAAGGTGCTGGAGAAGCGGGGCCAGAAGCGGTTTTACCATTAAATAAAAAGACACTTGGGTCTATTGGTGAAGGTATTGCTAAAACTATGATTGGTACTACCGGATCTATGAGTCAATTAATGGGTGATATGAGTCGTATGATGGATAGTTCCATGAGCCAGTTATCAGGATTGAAAACTGTTATGAGTGGTGTGTATGGAGATATGTCAAATAGCAGACAAGCTATGACAAGCGGTGTGTCAAATCAAGTGTTTAATTACTCGTCTGGATCATCAGGTGGCGGAGCAATTCCGATGCTTGGCGGTGACTTGATAGTTGAGGTTCCTGTTGTTTTAGAAGGTCGGGACGTAGCACGCGGTACTTATAAATATACAACCGAGTATCAAGATAGAGAAGCAAAGAGAAACTCAGCCTTTTAGGTTAGGGTTTCTTTTATTTTATTGAAGAAAAGAGGTGTTAACATGAGTTCTTTTACATTTAACAATCAACGAAAAACCTTTGTTCAAATAGAAAAAGGATGGAAAAGACCGACATGGGCACCATTGAAGAGAAATTTATTAAAAGCTCCTAATTATCCAGGAGCTAGATTACTAAATACAGAGACTGATATTCGTGTTCTTTCTATTCCAGTCGGAATTATTGTTCCTGATGGATCTGATTTAGAAAAATTGAAAGAAGAAATTGCGGAATGGCTTATTACAGAACAACCAACAGAGCTTATTTTTGATGTAGAGCCAGATAGAACTTATTTAGCTGTTGTTGATGATGGTTTTGATCCAGATGAATTTGTCACGCTAGGTCAAGGTGTTCTTAAATTTATTTGTCCAATGCCTTATAAATTAGGACCTACTCGAACAGTAGATTTTCAATCAGGTGCACGTGGGTTAACGGCAAATGTTCAAAACGAAGGAACTGTTCATTCTAATCCTATTATTGAGATTGACATTACGAAACCAAACACTTTTTTAGATGTATGGTTTGGCGGGGGATCCTTAAGTGATCGAGATTATTTTCGTATCGGTATGCCACTAAAAACTGTGGAAAAGCCTGTAGAAAGGAATCAGCGTATAGTATGGGATGAAATGGCTACTACAGTCGGATGGAGTAAAGTCAGTGTAATGGAAGATGGTGAGCCAGTCGGTGAAATGAAATCAGATAAATATCAATTTTATTGTTCTGATTTCGGTACTGGAACAGGTAAAGGATGGCATGGTGCAGCTGTTAAAAAGAGTATACCTGGTGGTCCAGTACAAGATTTTATTATGCAAGCCTACGTTACTTGTAAGAGTAAAAAAATCAATGAAATGGGACGAGTTGAGATAGCAATACTCGATGAAAATAGTAAGGTACTTTCAAAAATTGCTATGAACGATCTCTATTGGCAAGCTGAACAAAATTTTGGAACGATGGTTATCGGATATGATAACAAACCAGGGAAAACAGGGCTGATTTATGAGAGTGGTGATTATCCGAATACATGGAATCAATATTTCGGTCGATTGTGGATAGCTAGAACGGGGAATGTGTGGGAAGCGTATATTTCAAAATTTCTTCCTGGGACAGAAAAAGATGATTCAGAACGTTTCGCGCGGTGGACTGATGAAAATAACTATCATATGGAAAAAGCAGCTCAAATACAGATTAGCATCATGCAATGGCAAGATGTACCGCCAGTAGAAGCGATGTCAGTTAGTGATTTGAAGTTTTGGAAAGTGAATTTAAATACGAAAAACACACCGCCTTATATAGTAGATGTTGGCGATAAAGTTGTAATTGATACAGAAAATAGTCATGTAACGATTGAAGGGAAGGATGCGATTAATATTAAGGACATTTTCAGTAATTTTCCTGTCATTAATAAAGGTACTAATACACTAGAAATCATGCCTTCTGATATCGGAACAGCAAAGGTTAAATATAGGGAGCGGTTTAGATGAGAACACCAAGTGGAGTCTTACATGTTATTGATTTCAAAACTAGTCAAATCGTTTCAGCTATACAACCAAAAGATTACTGGGATGATAAACGGCATTGGGAAATCAAGAATAATATCGATACTTTGGAGTTTAAAGTATTTGATAACACGAAATATGCATCCACACTTATGCAACAAAACCTAGTATTAAAAGAAGTAAGGGATGGGCGTATTGTTCCGTATATAGTCACTGAAGTAGAAAAAGACCCTGACGATAGATCCGTAATTACTTATGCATCAGGTGCATGGATTAATCTTGCTAAAGATGACTATATTCGTCCACAGAAAATTGAAGGTAAGACAGTAAATGAATTTATGGACATTGCTCTTGTAGGTACAAAATGGAAGCGTGGTAAAACGGAGTACGCTGGATTTCATTCTATGACTATTGACGAATTTATAGATCCATTGAGTTTCTTAAAAAAGATCGCTTCCCTATTTGAACTAGAAATTATATACCAGGTTGAAGTGGTTGGTTCTCAAATTACAGGTTGGTATGTAGATATGGTAAAAAAAAGAGGAAGAGAAACAGGTAAGGAAGTCTCGTTAGGTAAAGATTTAGTTGGAATTAAACGTATTGAAAATTCGCAAAACATTTGTACAGCTTTAATTGGCTTTATCAAAAAAGAAGGTGGAGAAGTTCTCACTATCACAGATATAAACAAAGGTATGCCATATATTGTGGATAGCGATGCTTTTCAACGTTGGAATGAAAAAGGTAAACATAAATTTGGATTTTACACTCCAGAAACAGAAGAAGATATAACACCAGAACGATTGTTGACTCTTATGAAAACAGAGTTAGCAAAACGTGTGAATACTTCTGTTTCTTATGAAGTAAATGCACAAAGTATTGGTCGGGTATTCGGACTAGCTCATGAGCTTATTAATGAAGGCGATACAATCAAAATTAAAGATACAGGTTTTACGCCTAAATTATATCTTGAAGCACGCGTTATCGCGGGTGATGAATCTTTTACCGACCCTACACAAGATAAGTATGTATTTGGTGACTATCGGGAGATTATTGATCCTAATGAAGAATTGCGTAAGCTTTACAATAAAATTCTTGCTTCTTTAGGAAATAAAGCCAATAAGGAATTATTAGAACAACTAGAAAAGTTATCTGAAGAAGCAAAGAAAGAATCTCAACAAGCTGTTAAAGAGTCACAAGCCGCTAAGGATATATCAGAGCAATTAAAAGAGAACATAGAAAATAACATGGTGGATATTATCGAAGCTAAAAATCCACCAACAACAGGTCTTAAACCAAACAAAACATTATGGCGTGATGTTAGTAATGGCAAGCCTGGTATTTTAAAAATATGGACAGGTACAGAGTGGGAATCAGTTGTTCCAGATGTGGAAGAAGTAAAGAATGAACTTGAACGTACTAACGACTCGTTACGTTCTAAAATCAGTGAGATTCAAATGAAAGATTATGTAGGAGCACTTGGTAGTACAAATCAATTTTTCAACACAGAGTTTAAGAAAAAAACAGTTGATGCTAATGGTAATGTAACAAATGAGGTTGCTAGTACCGATAAGTGGACAATAACAGGAGTTGTGTCAGGTGCTACAGTTACACCAGTAACAGACAGACGCCACGACGGTTATAACTCAGTAAGAATTGTAAATACAGGGATTGCAACAAATAGTTTGACTGGTATTATTCAAAGTGTTGGAGCGTCACAAAATAGTGGTGACTACGTGTTGTCTGCATGGGTTTATGTAGTAGATAAAAGCTTATTAGACCAAGGAGCGTGCGTTAAGCTTCAATTCTTTAATGGCTCAACCGCATTGGGTTACGCGCAAACTGAAATAAAAGATTTGTTAGTTGACGGATCATGGGTGTTAGTTAGCGTAACAATTAAAGCCCCTGATGTTGCTATAACACGTTTACAAGGTGATATATTTGTACGTCGTAACGGTAAAGTGTGGATATCTCAACCACAGCTACAGCAAGGGAAAGAAGCTTCTGTATACATGCCAAATCCGAAAGACATTACCAACTATAAAGAATTGGTGGACCTGGTCGCCGATAAGATGGCTAAGAGTGAGTTCGATACTGCAACAAAAAATATGTGGACACAAATCAATCAGAATACAGGAGAAATAGACCTACGAGCGAAGGCGACAGAAGTTTATTCGAAAAAGGATGCTGATAACACATTCGCTTATGTAGTCGATATGGAAGCGGCTATTAATTTAACAAACCAAAATATTAACTCTAGAGTTAAAAAAGGCGATGTTATATCCCAAATTAATCAATCGGCAGAAGAAATTCTAATCCAGGCAGGTAGAATTAATTTAAAGGGTTACGTAACAGCCGAACATATCAAAGGACAAGTTTTAGAAGGAGTGACTTTAAAGACTACGGGGGGTTCCGAACAAAGATATATACAAATTAATAAACAAAACATACGTCTATATGATAAAAATGAAATACGTGGATTTTTAGGTTTTTATGATAGATCAACAGACGGAGGACTCCAGCCAACTTTTATTTTAGGGCGAGACAGTGCGCAAGGGTCAATGAACGGTTCATTTGCACTTACACAAGTAACTCCAAGGGTAAATGGAGTAGAGGATTTCGACACATCATATGCAACTCTAGGTATGGTTGCATACTATAACCCTACTACAAATGAATTTTCTAGAAGTTCACAAATTACATTCTATCGTGATGGCGGACATATGAATATAAGTGCTGATGGAAGGCTTAATTTACAGTCTAAAAATGATGTTTATATAGGAACAGAAGGTCTTGCTGGAACTTATGGTGGTCGTGTGTATGTAAGTGCGGCTAGTTACGCATGGGTAAAGGCTAACAAAGAAGTATATATCGAATCTGGTAACGGGAACTGGATTTTTTCAAAAACTAACAAACCTAATGACCAAAATGCACCCCGTATAAAAGACGATGATATGAATGCTGATTTTAGGCTTGCTTATGTTCTAATGAGGTCTTCTCACGTTTCTGGGTATCAAGGTTTGCTTCAAATTAAGAACATTGATGGTAGCGAGTTTAGGGATGTAGAATGTAGGAATCTAACTGTTAACGGGAATTTTTACAATAAATCTACTGAAGAAATTAAAGCAAATATAAGAGATTTATCATTTGATCCTTTAGAAAAAATTATGTCTTTGCAAACGAAGAGTTATAACTTAAAAACTGACGTAGAAAAACTGTATCAGATGAGAGAAGAAAAAGAAGAAGGAGCACCACCGTTAACAACAAACGAAATCCCACTGCACTATGGCTTTAAAGCCGAAGATACAGACGAGGTTTTCAAATCAGAAGATGGCAAAGCAATTAATTTATACGGTACATTATCTATTACTGTTGCAGCTATGCAAAAGATGGAGAACAAATATAAATCAGAAATGGAACAAATGAACAACAAAATAGAAGCATTAGAAACGTTAGTCCAAAAATTAATAAATGAGAAATGAGAGCGGCAAATATAAGCTGGTCTTTTTTATTTTGCATAAAGGAGTGATTTTATGACATTCAAAACACGTGAAATTACAGTAGATTTAGTAAATGATGTATCTATACCAAATATCCGATTTTCACAAGGTGACGAGAATTCAGCTAAATTAATATTAAATTTAACAAATCAAGGACAGGAATTAGATTTAAGCAAGGCAAAAGCGGTTCGTATTACATTTAAAAAACCAGATGGAAAGACGGTGTTTCAAGAAGATTGTCAGCCTATTAATGCAATGAAGGGCAAGTACCAAATTATTTTAAAAACACAAACATTAGCAGCAGCAGGAAATGTTTTAGGACAGGTTCGTATTATAGAACCCGATGGGAAGCTAGATGCAGAACCGTTTGGATTTTATGTTAAAAAATCATTCTCTGGTGATGAAGCGATTGAATCTACAGATCAATTTCCGATTATCGAACAAGCTATTGCAGCAGGAAAAAAACTTGAGGGCAAAGATATTGACGGAATCATTGCAGCAGGTGCGAAGGCTGATACAGCAATTGACCAAATTGGGATTTTATCTGGAAATGTTGTTGAGGCTAAGGATCGACTGAATATTGGTGTTGCTAAGAAAACAAATCGAAGACCGCTTATTTCTTTTATTGATGATGATGGGAACATAAAAGTTTACACATTGTTGTACGAACTAATGAAAGAATTGAAATTTAAACTGACATCTTGTGTAATAACTGGAACCGTTGGTACTAGTCAAAATCAGGTGACTGAAGCACAATTAAAAGAAATGCACGATTCTGGATTGCTTGAAATAACTTCACATACACATGATCATGCGTATCTAACGAAATTGTCAGAGACTGAAAGATATAATAATTTAAAACAAAGTAAAAAATGGCTCAGAGCTAGAGGGTATGCAGATGATATTTTAGTATACCCTTACGGTGACATGAATGAAGCTGTTAGAAATACATCACAGAAACTATTTAGAGCTGCTGTAAATATCGATGATACCACTCATAAAATTAATTATCCTGCATTAAAAACGTTCGCATTAGATAGAGTATACGTGGATTATGGGATTGATTTAGCAAAACAAAAGATAGATGAAGCAATTGCGAATAACGGTTGGGTTATTTTCGGAATGCATTGTCATTATCCAGACTTTGATATTAACGTTGTTAGACAAATTGTCGAGTATGCAAGATTAAAAGGTGTTGAGATTGTTAGTGTTACTGAAGGCTTAAACGCTATGGGTAATATCGTTGAAATTGGCGATAGTTATGAAAAAGGAAAGCCGAATACTTTTGTTATCGATTGTGATGGAGTTACTTATGGTAACGATAGTCCTCAAGTCGTGTATCGCAGCGGAATCACCAATAATAGCGTTCCAACTGATTTTCCTATCAATAAATCGACAATAACAACAATCGGGACAACAAACACCGCAGGATTTCCTACTGGATCAGGTGGAGTCGTTATAACACATTTGTATGGTACTGAAAAAAGTTTTCCTTGGACATATCAAGAATGGTATCCAATTGCATCAAACGACAAGTATATTCGTTATTGGGATAGACACACCACAGCATGGAGCGCTTGGAAAAACGCATCGATTAAATTCAATACATCCGGCACGAATGCGTACACTAATTCATCATTAATTACAGACTTCCCAGCAGGAGAAGTAACGGTAACAATTATTAATGCAACAGGGTCGAATGGATTCCCAAACAACAAATCAGGAACTTTAACTACTTACAGATTCAGTGATGCTTGGGCACGTCAAGAATATAAAGTTCATCAAAGTAATGACGTGTACCAAAGATATATTAATAGTAGTGGTGTATGGTCTGCTTGGGAATTGATTAATCGTATGGAGTATTTAGGTATCGATGCATTAACTGTAAATACTTTAATGAGCGACAATGTAATACCAAGCGGAAAGGTTTCCTACACTCAAATCGGTTCAAGTGGTACAACAGGATTCCCTGTAGAGTTTGGTGGGATGTTATTCACAAATAAATTATATCCTAGTTCTGGTTATCAAGAATTTACACCTAATGCTTCTCAAACGACAAAGTATATCAGACGATGGAATGGTAGTGCATGGACAGAATGGTTAAGAGTAGGTGGAGGTACAGGAACGACAGCTCAAAGACCAAATAGTGCTTATGTCGGCTACATGTATTTCGATACAACTTTAGGTAAAGCAATATGGCTTAAAACTACCCCGAGTACTTGGGTAGACGCTTCTGGAACTACTGTTTAAAACTGAACAAAATACGGCTTTTATAGATTAAGAGGGGCACATAATGTGTTTCTCTTTTTATTTTGAAAGGGGATGAGAACAGTGGAAGATGCAATTTTCAATTCAGTCATTCAGCAAGGAGCATTCGCAGGGTTATTTGTGTGGATGCTTTTTACTACGCAAAAAAAGAATGAACAGCGTGAAGTACAGTACCAAGCAGTCATTCAAAAGAACCAAGAGGTTATTGAAGAGCAAGCAAAAGCCTTTGGATCTATTTCTAAAGATGTAACAGAAATCAAACAAAAACTATTTGAAGGAGATGTTCAGTAATGGAAATCAAAAAAATGTTAGTACCAGAAAGTCGTTATTCAGTTTTATGCCCGAATGCAATGAACCCAACGGAAATTACCTTCCATAATACTTATAATGATGCTACAGCATTAAACGAACGTAACAATGTTGCTAATAATAGTACAGGCACTTCGTTCCATATAGTAGTAGATGATAAAGAGGCTATTCAGTTACTTCCGTTTAATAAAAACGGTTGGCATGCAGGTGACGGCAATGGACCAGGTAATCGCCATAGTATCGGGGTAGAGATTTGCTATTCTATGTCCGGTGGAGAAAGATATCGTAAAGCTGAATTGAATGCAATTCAAGTAATTCGTCAGTTAATGGATATGTTCAATATTCCAATTTCTAAAGTTAAAACACACCAAGAAAGAAACGGAAAGTATTGTCCTCATAGAATGATTAATGAAGGGCGTGTACAATGGTTTAAACAACAATTAGTTTCTGGTTCTGGTGAAACAGTTCAAGTTCCGGAAACGCCACAGATTCCACAACCATCAATTACAAGTGGGACAGGTATTGTTTATATTACTGGTAAAAACGTGAATTTACGTAAAGGGCCAGGTACTCAATATGATTCAATTAGAAAGTTAAATGCACCTGAAAATTATAAAGTATGGGGACGTTCTGGCGGATGGCTTAATTTAGGTGGCGATCAGTGGGTTTACGAAAACTCAGAATGGTTATGTTTCGAAGCGGATGGACAATCATCCACAACTTCGCGCCCTTCAAATGATGGTGTAGGGGTAGTTACCGTTACAGCGGATGTATTACGGGTTCGTACTGGTCCAGGAACAAATCACGGTATTGTAAAAAATGTGTGCCAAGGCGAAAAGTATCAATCATGGGGATATAAAGATGGTTGGTGGTGA